AAGTTTTCCCAAACGTGTAACTGTCTGAAGTCGTGTTAGGCAATGTTTACCTCCTAACCTGCTGTTAGACCAGCCGCAGAATACTTATCAGAAAATAATGTGTAACCAGCTACGTTGGTTTTAGTTTTACAATAAACGCCTTTTGGAAATAAAAGACCACCTCCAAAATTAAGTGTAAATACTTCTCCAGTAGGAACATCTACATATATTATAACATCCCCACTATTTGAAGTAGTGGTTAATTCTAAAATACCAGCGCCTCCTCCATCAGAAGCAACTGAGAGAGAATAAACTCTTACATTAGATGCAATAATTGCACTTGCTCCTGCTGCTGCAGCTGATCTTGTAGCCTGGATAATCGGTTGTGACATAATTTAATCTCCTTAGTTGTGAGCTCCCGAAGGAGCTCACAAAGTTTATTTATTACGCGTCCGCAAACGGTGTTGCGATAGTTCCTGATCCTATTAAACTACCTCTAACAAAGTACTTAGCGCTCGCTATTGCAGTAACTTCTACCCAACTACCAACGATACCACCTGTTGTAGTACCATTAAGCGTCATGACGTCATTAGTTGCTGCCGCCAGAAATGTTTCTCCAGTTTCTTCACTATCAATACCAGTATAGACAGCACCATAAAATTTATCAGTTCCGTCTGTTTTGATATCCATGTCTGTTGCTAAAGTTTCTACCCAAAATAAATAAGTAGTTCCAAGATTACTTAACACGTTGTAATCGTTTGCTCCAGCTACCGAAGATGAGCTTCCCGATGTAATTGATGGTAAAGTAAATTTACCATCTGCATCATTAGTGGTTAAAACTCTACCTGCATGAGTAGCTACTGTTAAGCTTGTATCAGCGGTTAAGCTAACAACTGCTTTAGGTCCGAAACTAATAAAACCATTTAATGATCTTACTGGTCCCGAAAACGTTGTATTTGCCATATTATACTCCTAGTTTATAAGATGTAGTCTCTAGGCCGTCGACTATACTCGTCTACATCTAATTAATAATTGTATAGTACTTCATCTATACCCCAAATTTAAATTTGGCGCAAGGTATCCTGTAGTAAAAAATTGATTTTTGATAGCGCTTAAGTGGCTATCGAAACTTCGGCCTGGGCGTCTTTAATGTGTTCCAGACGAGTTGCTTCTTCAAACTCTTTGGCAATGATCTCTTTAACAATTTCCTGAATTTTTTTATCAATATAAGACATATTAATATTATACTTGCCCTCCTTCAGGTGCTCTTGATGCCACTCGAGTTCCAAGGACCGTTTCATAGTGTACAGGTCTTGAGTCATCTATAACCTCCTCATAGGTTATCCATTTACTCCTTAATGAATCGCTAAATCCATCTTTTTCCCACTTTACATCTTTTTGTCCTACTTTGTCAAGTATTGCTTTTTCAATAGCTTCCCTGCTGTCCTCACTATTTACAGTAAAATCAACATAGTAGCCATAGGCTCGTATTTGAATTCTGAATTTTTTCATATTTCTCTCTGTATAAATAAAATGAGGCCGTTTTTAGGCGGCCTCATTTCTAATATTATTACGCTCCTGGTGAACCGTAAATACCTCTAGGGTCAGAACATCCGAAGACGTATCTTTCTCTAGCTTTGTATCTAACGTTTCCAGTATCGAAATCACCTTCCATTGCAGTTGTCAATGGTGCACGGTTGAACATTTTCATGCCATTTGGCACGTCTGTAATAATATACCATGCGTCCGTATCAGTTAAGAAATTATTCACTCGATATCCTTGAGGAATCATTCCCATAGATTTAGTTGCATTGATATCATTATCAGCTGTTCCCACTCTGCCTTGAGATTTAAATAATCTTTCAGCAGTAAATTGAGTGTTAGAAGGAATGATCATTTTCACTCCTCTAGCAGCAATTTTAAGACCTCGTTCGTCAGTCATTGCAGCAATGTCTATTAAAGCTTGCTCCATTGACGTTTCATTAAGATCTGCCGCAGTTGCTAAAGTATTACTAAATACTCCTGCAATCGTCGGGTGCTCAGTACTAAATAAAGTTACAGCGTCTCCAGTCTTAAAGGTACCTGATGGTAAACCATTAATTAATGGATTGACTGCTTTTACTTCTTTAGCATTGCTCATAGATCTTGCTAAAGCTTTTGTATAACGAGAAGCAATTCTATCGTAGAGGTTATCTTCGATAGCTTCTTCTGTTATCGCAAATGCTAGAGCGATGGTCTCATTGGTGTAACGTGCTGTAAAAGTTTCTTGAGCTTCGTCATATGATATGCCTTGCCCTTCCGCTTTTACATCGGCGTTCGCAAATCCTGATAACATAACTTCTTCTTCAAAAGCTCTGTCAGAGGATTCTTGTACGTATATTTCAGCATGTTGATTTTCATACCGCTTGTATTCCAGCCCGAATAGTGCATTCAGGCCTGGCTCTAGTTCTTTAACTAGCTGTGCTCGTGATATTGCCATAGTCTATATGCTCCTATTATAACTTACGCAAGAACTCATTAAGATTTGATTGGACAATTATAGAGCAGTAAGCTGCTGTAATGTCATTATTGCTAGGATCTTCTGCGAGCCTAACAACTCTCCATGAGTAATTTGTTGCGTGAGTTTGTCCGTCGATATCTAAAGTGTTTGTAGATTGTTCGGTAGTATTATTACCTGACACCGCATTCATATTGTATGTTTCCATAAATCCTGCTTGTGTAATTGCAGAATCTGTACCAATTTCAAACAATTGAAAGGGGTTATCTAAAACAAACGCAGTAGTATCTTCAGAGTTTGCTGGAGTAATTGTTGCGATATAGCCATTCGACCATGTCGGCTTTAAAGTTGTAGCCGCATTGTAAAATATGCCATTCAACACACCACAATTGCCTGTAACTCCAGTCGTTACAACAGTTCCTTCCGTCATGTATCCAGCAGCTGAGACAACAGGTGCACCGTGATAAATATTCGCGGCACTGTATCCTGCATCAATCTTAAAAGCTCCTTGACCTTGTGTGGAAGGAGTACTGCCTAATGTTCCAACGGGAATTAAGCCAAAGCCTTGTGTATTACTATTTGCCATGTGTTACTCCTATGTTTACAGTTTTACCTGTAAACGGTTAATTAAATCGATGATAGGGAATTGGTTGTTATCCCGAGAAAACTAGGTTTTCTTTGTACCACCGAAGGTTACACGAGACTGCCTGTCAATATTGATAGGCATCCTCTTATCCTGCTCCTTCATAAGATCGTGTTCTATAGCTTCGTTTTGGTCTGTATGACGTCGTGTCATATAGTCTGTACGTTGCTGCGCAATCTCTTCTGGAACCTTTGCAAGCAAAAGGCCACCGACCCCTACTACCCCCTTGTATCGACCTTCGTCGATAACTGGATAATCTGAAGCATTTTCGATTTCATCAGCACGAACAAGTTCGTATCCTTCTCTTATTCGTCCTTGGATATTTTTCGTATCCGAAAATCCCATGACTTCAGCTCTGATCCATCTGTACCTAAATCCTTTAGGCGCAGGAGGTGCATCTAGAGATGATGGAGGAACCCACACTTTTGGTCTTTCAGATTTGGACCGTGTTTGGCTCGCACGAGGTTGTTTTGTATCTTCTTTTTTCATACGCTTATACTACTCCCTTCGTGTTTTTTAATTGTTTTGCGTACTCTTCGAGTGGCACTCCTAATTTTTTAGCTATTGCTACCTGTGAAGAAGTGAGTCTCACAGTTTTGCGACCAGGCTTCACGCTCCTTTTTGCAGAAGCGACCGTCTGAACGGGCTCGGTCGTATATTTATTATCACTTGTACCAAACTTATGCGGAAAGTCAACACGAATTCTTTTATCTACTTCCGCATAGTATTCATCAGAATTAGGGTCAAAACCTTCTTTGTCCACTAAATCTTTATGAATCTCGAACGCTGTAAATGTCATGGGTCGGTCACTTCCAAACCATGTGTTTCTAGAAGCCCAAGCTTCAGCCTGTGGATCAGAACGAGGAACTTGAGAAGATGGTTGTTGAGGTTCTCTCACATCAGCAGGTTTTACTGGTGTTTCTTCCCGTACCTCTTTGCTATGTTCTAATTTAGCATTGTCAAACGCTAAAGTAGCAATCTTTTTATTGGCTTCGACTTGTGCTTTGGCATCTCCAGATTCAATGGCACGCGCCAAATCTTTTTGGGCACTGTCCATTCCTTCCTTGATGCTCGACTCAAACTTTTTGATATAGTCAGAGTCTGTTCTGACAAAACGTTTTTCCAACGTTTGCCGACTCTGATCAGCCGCTCTTGCATATTCCGTAGCTGCGTCTCTTTGCCTTTCAGCTTCACGCATCTTACGGGTTAATTTTGCAATACGGGACTGAACACCCTTACTATAGTCTTCAAGTTGTTCGTCGTCTTGTTTTTGTTCTTTTTTAATTTCTTTTACGGTTTCTGTTTCTTCTTCCTTGATTACTGGTTCTTGTTCCGTCTTCGGTGCTTCAGTCTCTACGACTGATTCGTCTTTTACTATTTCTTCAGCAACATCAACCTCGGCCCCTGGGCCAGATGTATCAATGTCAACTGTTTTTTTGTCTTCAGGCATAGTTTCCTCCTATGTTAAAATTCATGCAAGAGATCCTCTGGACTCTTGATGGTTGCTAAAATTTCGTCGTCATTCAGCAAACGAACTTCCCCACCTTCAATCTTAATTCTGGATCCAGCATATCGGGCAAACATTACCCAATCTCCCTTCTTGCACCACGGACCTTCAGGATAACGTTCCTTGTCCAAATAGCACTGTGGACCCATTGCCAAAACTAGACCGCATTGCGAAGCTACTTGTTGTCTTTCAATTGTAGACTCAGCTAATACTAATCCACCTTTGGTTTTATCTTTCATTTTGAAAGGTAAAACTAAAAGTCGCCAGCCTGTTGGTTTTGGCAGGTCTTCGTCCTGGCGTTTGTACTTCTCTTCTAATGCTGGTTTATGTTTGGGTAGATTTTGGTTTGATGTCGATGACTGTTCCTTCACTTTTTTGCTCCTTGTTATCCAGCAGGGTAGAGAGTTCCTGTCTTGTTGCCTCTAAGGCATTTATTTGTCCTATTATATAATTGTATTTCTCCATATTGTCAACACCGCCAGAGGTAATAGATGTAGACAGCGCCTGAAGGCGATGAGTTATAAATCGATTAAGTTGTACAATAGTGCTTTCTAGATCCATTAATTCTTTCTTATGGTTTTATTTTATCTCCGTAAAAGGTTTCTAAACTCTTATTATTAACTTTAACATCTCCCAGTTTACTGTTCATATAACTGCCATTATAAGGAGTATTAACCCCTTTAGGTGTCATTAATTTAGATGTCCAGCCCTGTTTATTATTTTTAAATTGAGTTTTAATCCTTGTGGCCATTACCAGCCTGTCTTCGCTTTCTTCTTGAATGTTCTTGCCAGCGCTTTACGTGCGGGTGTGCATGTCTTTTTAGTCATCGGTGTGCAGTAGCCTTTATGTTTAGGATTAACTGCTTTTTGAATCCATTTCTTGTCAACTTTGCCGCCTTTAGCATAGCCTCTATTCAATTCTCCATGAACTCTGGATATTTCAGCTCTACGATTTCTATTTGATGGTTCAGCTTCAACACGACCTAATTCTTCTAATAGGTTTGTTCTTCCTCCGCCAAATTTTCTTGTTCTTCCACCATGACGATAGTTTGCTATTTTACTTCGACCTTTAATTTCTATTCCAGGCATTATTTAATCCATTTGTTTTCTATGATACCGACCAGTTCCTTTACCTTTATAATCTTTAAATTCTTTAGTCCAACCAGTCGCTTCTAGATGTTTAAGTTTTTCCTTACCCTTTTTAATTCCTTTTTCAGCTTTTTCTATTGCTTCATCAGTTGAAACTCTTTTCCAAGTTTTAACTGTTGCCGCTCTTTTTGCAGGATCCTTTCCACCTGCACCTACATACCAAGGTATTTTACCTGATAAAGGTTTAACACTCTTAATAGTTTTATAAACCTTGCCTTTTCCTTTAAGTGCTTTACCAAAGCCTCTTAATGCTGCTCCTACTACGCCCATAATAAATTCCTATTTGTTAACTTTACCAGCTTTACGTTTTCCCCATTTGCCGTAGGATTCATCTCTACGATCTTTGAAAGATTGTTTCTTAGTAGATTCTTTACCAGTTCTCATACCAAGAGATTCATCTTCTCGTGCTGCGTAACCCTGCTTCTTAGCAGTTTTACCTTTACTATATGGAAAGCGAACGTTGCTTCTTACACCGTTTTGTCTCATGTATTTCTCCTCAGTTGATTATTAATATAACTTATTTTAAATAGCAAGTCTATTTCTTCTTGCCACCATTTCTCCATATCTGAGTTCCCTTGATGCCGAATATGCTCCCAACTACAAGTATCCAGAGAGTAGTGAACCATGTTGGTAACGTGGCAAAATATTCAAAAAAGAGCTTTACCTTCTCCATTGCCATCGGATCGTCACTTATCACCGCCCAGGCCAGCACCACGATGGGCGCCGAGAGAATTATTAAAACGAATTCGTCCTTAAAATCTGATTGACGGGCTTCTAACAACTTGCCCTGGTAAGTTTCCTCACCTCGGGCCATCTTAACGGCGTGCATATGTTGTGCATCCGCCATAGCCATTTTAGTTTCCTGACGTTTTTTATAAATGTGCGATCCTGCTTGAAGCGCCATTTTTGCTAATCCAAACCAAGCCATAATATCTCCTTCAAAAAGTAGGACTTATGCGCGTCGCGCGCAATTTTACCACCAACTTACTTCTGATTTTTTATCTTTTAACATTCTACGTTGACCGCCAACTTTATTCTTAGTTGGAATCTCTTCAGGAACTTTAACCGCAATACCACCTTTTAACAGGCCATCCTTATTCAGGAACTGCTTTTGGTTAACTCCCTTGTAGAAAGGTTCTTTTTTATTTGCCATAGGGCCTCCTATTTTTTATAGTTGTCACTAAACGTCCAGACTTCATCTAAACGATGACTACCTTTAACTTTTTTTCCAATTCTATACTTTGGTCCTTGTAAACCCATTTTCTTCCAAGACTTATGTCTTGCATCTTGAGCCACCATATGCTTGGCAGTTTTTTTACCAAACTTCTTGGTTAGCATCCCTAACCCTTTTTTAGCTATTTCTATACCAGCCATTAACTTTTCGGTCCTTTTAATGTTTTAACATCTTTACGCTTTATTGCATCAGATTTCAACTTAACTCCTGCTTGTAAATAAGCTTTATCCATTGTTGTGTCAGCTCTTAGTTCAGCCAAGTCTTCATTCTGTTCTAATTTATCTTCTGCAATGTCTTTAGCTTGAACTAATTTAGCCTGGTCAATATTGACTCTGGCTTCATCATACTCTTTTTTACGGTGTTGGTCCATAGCTCTTAAGTCAACTTCTCTAGCTTTTAATTTAAGCAATGGATCATGGTCAAACTGGGAAGTAATTTGTTTTTCTTCCTTCATGAATTCTTCAGTCATTTCAGCAATAAGGACTGCTTTTCTTGCTTCAATCTTCTGAGTGATCTGTTGTAACTGTTGTGCAGCCTGTGGATTCATAGGTGCCTGTTGCTGTAATTGTTGTAGCATCATCATTTCCTGACTAAACTCTACTTGAATCTGTTCCATAGCCATTAAACTAATATGCTCTAAAATATTCTTTTGCAGAGCTCCCATAATGGGTGGATTGTTTCTTACCAGGTTCGTTGCCATAAAATTCAAGTGCGCAGTAATATGAGCAGTGTGATCTTGTCCTGGAAACGCTTGAAAAGGTTTACCAGCTAATGCATCAATATTTTCTAAAGACGGATCTTTAGGAGCATTCGGTGCGGGAGGTGGTAAAACTTGATCAATATTCTTAACACCTAGCGCCTCATACATTTTTCTATACGACATATAAAGATTATGCATTTTAGGATTTGACATCGCGAGTTGTAATTCAGTTTGAGCCAAAGTAATTCTTTGTGTCATCGAAAAGATATTGGGATCGGCTACAGGTAAAATATCAATACGATCATCAAAATCTATTTGTTTAATGGTCCTTGCAGCTCCTACCACATCGTAGGGATATTGAGGGGGTAGATATGTTGAAATAATTTTAGCCAGTAATTTAAATTCTTCCTTCATTGAAAAATAAAGTCTCTTATGAATAGCGGACATTACTTTAGATCCTCTTTCAAGAAGAGCCATGGTTGTTCCCACAGCTGCCTGTTGAGAACCTTCTCCAACTTGTAATTCGGATATGGCAGCAAATCTTTGACCTGCTTGAACCACAATTCCCATCAACTGTAATAACGTTGCTGATGGTTCTTTATAAGGTAAAGGATAAAATGCATCTTTTAATGATCCTCCAGGCGCATCCACATCTTTAAATTCTCCTGGTTGAATAGGGGATGCTTCATCTTTAACTCTGACTCCACGCTGTTTAAATCCAGCGGGTAAATTCGATAATGTCCCAGCATCTAATAATTGGCGGAGAGCGACCGTTGCGGTACGACTCAATCCGCCAATCATATGTATGAGTCCAAAGCCATAGAATCCTAGTCCAGGCAGAAATTTAAAATGGACAAAGTATTGAATTCTTTGTTTCTTTGGGTCATTGGGCGCAAAGTTCCTTCTTATTGAAAGAACCTTAGTGCTGCTTTCATCGACTGTAACGATGTATGGCAGCTTGATGCCAGTCGGTTGCCCGTCTGGACCAATATCTTCGAAGCCTTCTAGATCTAAATCTATATGGCATTCTAATAAGGTATAAATGTTTGGATTACGTCCTGTTCGTTTGGTTCCTTCCAATTCTCTTTCTTTTTCTTTTAATTCGTCCTGCATCAATACTCCAGGTTTTGCCAGTTCAATATCACTATAGAACCCTGCAACCTGTTGTTTTCTTACTTCGTTTTCTGGAAGTTTAATGACGTGGGTAATCGATTCAGCATCCGCTAAACTACTTGCAGTATAAGGAACCACTACATCTTCTGCAGGGACAAATTTTGAAACCGCTCTCTGTAAGAGATCGTCGTAATAAACTTTTTTAAAGGTTGAGCCTGCTAACGGTAAATGGAAAAGCATTGAATCAAATTCAGGTTCGTATTCCTTCATCTGATCCATAATCTGATAGTTCATGAAATTTTTAACCCGTTCAGCTTGTTGAGACTTACCTGGGTTCGGTGCTCCTAAAACTTGAGTTCTAACAGGACCATCCGCTGGCATGAGTTCTTTATAAGCGGTTGCCTGAAATTGTGTGACTGCTTCTGCGAGTACTGGGTGAGTTGCACCTGAAGCCCCTTGAAAAGGTTCTGTTCTGTTTTCGTATTTAAATCCTAAGAGATCCAACCCTTGTGTATAGGTTTGTTCCCATTCTTTTCTAGAAGATTTATTATCCTGATATTGAAAACGTAGTTCACTACCAATAGGATCAGTAACATCGTCAGGAAGAATATCCGCCAGATTATCGAAATGAGATTCGGTTCCTGGAATATTTAAGTTTGCGCTTGGATCAAAATCAATTGTTGCCCCACCATCTTCTTCTGATGTAACTTCAATTGGTCCTTTTAATGGAACATCCGCAATATTGACATCCGTTACTTCCTCTGCGCCACCAGGAAGGATATCTTTAATATTCGGGAGTCCTTTATCTATATCTGCCATTTAAACTCCTACCATGGTTTAACACGATTAAACACGCTTGACAACCCACCACCATGAGGCATGGGTCCTGATTCAGGGGGAATTGCATTAGGTCTACGAACATTTGCAATGCCACCGCCTGCATAATTTTGAGGAGGTAAAGCATAACCTAAATCCATTCTTATATCTTCCATGGGACTAATTCCTCTAGATTCCATATCTTTTATTTGTTCCTTATATCCATAAACAGGATGTGCACTCATTAACTCTTGAGGTTTAAATGATTTTAAAGAATCTGTTTCTCCGAAACCTAAGCCTTCAAGAATTTCTCTCATACCTCCTCCAAACAAAGGTCCCCAAACCATTCCTTCGTCTGCCTTGGCTCCGATCATTTCTCGATAACCACGATCAACTAAAGGTATACCAGCCGTCTTGTTCCACTCTTCAGCGGTTAAACTTTCCATCATATTTTCTAATGTAACCATACCAAGAGTAGGATCACGATTCTCTCCTGCATAATACGCGTTATAAAGGTTGTCTAAATTCTTTTCGCTTTTTGCAATTCTTTTATTAAGCATTTCTCTATCACCATAATTCCATCCTTCTTCAGGATTCATCATATGAGCAGGGCCTAATTCTCCACCAATGCTTTCATGATAATCCAATGCAGCCAGTGATGTATCCAAGCCTGTTAATTTCTTTTCCTCTTTTTTATATTTAAGAAAATCCATCATCGCCTTAATCTGATTTTCAGGAACACCTTTTTTAAGAGCATGCATAAGTAAAGCCTTTTCATCAGTATCAAAATCTACAAGACCAAAAGTAGCCATTTCAACTCCTTTACCTGCGCCCTTTAAGAAAGACTGACCTTTGCTCCAATTGTTCAACATATCGGCTAAAGCAAAATAACCTTCTCCCTTGATCCAAGGCATTGCTTTTTTCATTCCTGGCATTTTCATAATTTCATCAATGGGGATTCCTGAGTTAAATCGTATAGCCGCTTGTTTAGCTAATCTTGGATTTTGTTTTGTGAATTTTCTAAACTTGTTAAATTCAGTAGGTCCCCATTTCTTCACATCAGATACACTGCTTTTTATAATTCGTTCAAACCCTTTTTCTGCGCTTTCTTTTCCAACCCCATAACTTTTTCCATCAACAACTAATCGAATTCCTAATTTCTTTAAATCATCAACACGAGATAAATCTCCTTTTTTAATTAACTTACCAATTTTCTCAGCTTCATAGTTAAGCTGACTTGTTAAAATTTGAAGATCTTTTGTGGGAGATGTTTTGACATAAGATCCGTGATGCTTGACAATACCTTTTCTAACATTCTTTGCTCCTTTTTCTTTAGATAAAAAGCCAACGAGATCATCAAATACAATCTTACTGGTATCCATACCTTCTGGAAACAGGTTTCTAAAAACTTTTGAAGTTTCATCAAGACTAGCTCCAGAGTTTTTAGCAACACTTACATACTTTGAGAGTGCTTTATAATCAGCATGATTTTTAGCTAACAAAGCTCCTTCAGGAAGTTTCTTGCCCGCAGCTGTATAGCCATTATGATAATATTTTTTACCTTTGCCACTTTTAGAGTTATCTATAAAACCAACGATTTTTCCTTTTTCTTTTATAGGAATATAATTTTCATTCCCCTGTAGAAAAGCTCTGTCCATAGACTGCAACATAAATCCATCAGCTTCTCCCCATCTAAACTTATAGCGAAAGGGTTTAGGGTCATTCACAAAAGATTCAATTCTTTTATAGAGGGCCTCGTTTTTAGATGAAATGCCGTATTTACTAGCTCCACGTTCCCAGTTCCAGTTTTTAACTTCTGGAAATGCTTCCATAATTTCGTTTTGTACAGATTTAGGAAGAACATGACCTGGAAGTTTAAAACCTCTATCAACAAAGAGCCATGCTTTCGTATAGCTTGGATGATCAGGTGCAAAGCCATAAGTATTTCTTGCAGTAAACTTGGCATCAGGGAAAGCTTTTTTAATTTTTGCTTGATCCGTTGCTGAAAAGGGCTTTGATTGAGTTTTAACTTTAAATTTTTTTTCACCAGTTATTTTATACTGAGCATCTATCACATCGTAAACTTTCTTCTTCCCTGTTTTAAGAGTTAACTCATCATAGTCTTTTCCATACATGTGCTGAGCAGCTTTATTAAGTTCTGTCTTTGTGAATTTTTTGCCATGAGATTTATCAGCATACCCCTGCCTCACGCCTTCTGGTCCAGGTTGCACGAGTTGTGCAACACCACCCTTAGCACCAAGAAAATCTTCATGGGTACTAAAAGGTTCTTGTTTATAATATTCCTCTTCTCTAGGACTTAATTCATCAAACTCTTGAGGCACCATCATACCTTCCATAGCGGGAGCTCCAGACCTGTGACGGAACTCTAGCCTTCGTGCATAACGTTCAGGATCCTGTCCCCATTCCTTTAAGTCTTCGAGTTGCTGGATAATATTAGCCATTATTCACCTAGCATGGCAGCCAGACCGCCTGATGCTTTTTTAATAATAACTTCTTCATTAATTTCATCAGCAATTTTTTTAAGATCTAAATGATCGACATCGTCAATGTATTCAACTACATCTTTCATCTTGCCATCCATGTCAGGGGTCACGGTTCCTTCAAAATATGCATCTGGCTCTGGAACCATTTTTTGTGTTTCAAGTCCCTCGTCTTTTATAGAGGAGCCTCCTTTGTGAATTTCGATATCCAGTTCTCTTACAGTTCCATCCCAAGTATCTATCTCGCCAAACTCATCGGTATATTGTCCTCCACCTTCAATTTCTTTTTTAATTCTTATGTTTCCACCTGCATCTTCGGTAACTTCTACCCCCTTATAGGTATGCTTAGTACCAAGATCACTTTGCTTCATTCCAGGAACAGATTCTCTTGTTCCTTTAGCTTTAACCACTGCAATTAAATCATTAATATAATCAGGCTGACCATATATATCTTTTGAAATAACTTCAGCTGATTCTTTTATCATTTTGGGTGCTGCCTTCTGAACACCTTTACCAACAAAAGGAGCTGCGGACATTGCTGCCAGCAATTTCATAAAAGCTCTTCGGCCCATGCCTCCGCCTGCCATTTGTGCTCTTGGCATTCCACCAATTCCTTGTTTCATGTTTGGATTCTGTCCCATCCATGGATTCTGTTGCATTTGATTCTGCACTAATAAATCTCCCCCAGGCATGCCTACGGGTTGAGGGCCCGCTGGCATTTGAGGTTGTTGCATATTAGGGCCTTGAGGCAGTCCTTGTGTAATAGCAGGTAAACCTGCTTTGCCTCCGCCCGCATATCCAATTCGTCCGCCGTAAGCATAATCGTCTCCTCTTTCGGCTAAAATTCTTTCCACTTCTTCTGCAAGGTCTGGAAATTCTATAGCTAATTCTTGAAGTCTACTATTACTTAAGCCAGCATGTTTCAATTCGCCTGCTTTATAGCCACCTCCTTCTTGATATCCAATTCTGCCACCAGCTGCATTCAACTTGCGATCCTTCATCAATATGTTCTTTTTAATTGTTTCCATCTGCAGAATGTCTTTGTCGATATCCGTATATTTCCCAAGATGACCGTATATCTCTGGTGAACTTTTCTCCACCTCCTTCATTAAAAAATCCAATCCTTCATCCTTCATTGCTTTATTTGCTGCCTGTCGTTCAAGAATCTTTTTATCATTTTTAAGTCTATTTATAATATTATCAATGCCTTCGACTTTTAATGCAAGCTCGTCTGCTGACCAATTTTTATAGTCCGAGGGCAGATATTTTTTACCCATATCGAGTATTTCTTTCTCCTCTACCGACGGTTTAGGAAAAAATTTCTTAACGGGTTTATCTTTCCCTTTGGAAACATTCTTTAATATGTTTCTCCATAGCCCCCTTAATCCCGCAGATCCGCCGAATATATATCCAGCCCGTCCGCCTTCGGCGTGTTTTGTAGTATCTTTAATAGATTCGGTTATAATACTATAAGCTTCATTTTCACCTTTTCCTACTTCGCGTAATTTTAAATATTGATCCATTGTTGCCATGACATCCGCTTTTCTTTGTGGATTATCATCGATTAGAATTTTATTTAAAAGATCATCTGAGATACCTGGGTATTTTTGTTTCAGTAACTGTCTTTCATCCATTCCTGATAAAGCCGTATCAATCATTTGATCCTCTTGTTGCACTTCTTTTTTTAAAAGGTCATTCTCATAATCCCATTCCTTTTCCATATCTTTCTTAGAATAGTATTCATCTTTTACTTTAGGTTTTTTTACTTTAGCTTTAGCCGCTCCAAACGCTTCCTCTACATTAACATCAAAATATTGTTCCAAACCTTCCGTGTTTCCAGTTTTTTCCCACTCTATTAATTTCTTTGTTAAATTATCATGTTGCGCTATTCGTTGATCCATTTTTAAATTTTGCCATTTTCCTTTTCCTTGGCGAATGTCATTCGATGCTTTAATAAACAGTCTTTCTATGAATTTAAATAAAGCGCT